CTCAAGACTTCTCTGAGCTTCCCGTCATCGAGCGGTCGTCTCTTAAGATCGGCAGCTTCATCGACCTGGCCACTTCGACCCGTACCCGCTCCGATTTTACGGTAATCGCCACCTGCGGCCTGGACGATAAGGCGAACATCTACATCCTCAATATCCTCCGGGGCCGGTGGGAGTGGCCGGATGCAAAAGAGCGAATCATCGACGAGATCCTCTCCCAGGGGGTCCGCCTGGCCGGCGTCGAGACAAACGGCTTTCAGCTCTCCTCCTTTCAGGAGCTGGTCAGAGAGAGCCGCCTTCGGAGTGTCGCTTTCTATCCGGTCACTGTTAACTCCGATAAAGTGAGCCGTGCCCTGCTTTGCTCAGCCCGTGGTGCCGCTGGCAAGCTGTTCTACCGCAAGAATGCCTCCTGGTTTGAGACTCTGCTCTACGAATTCACCAACTTTCCTGGAGGCGATCACGACGACATAGTGGACGCTGTTTCCGGATGCGTTGAGCTATTAAACAATTTCCAGGCTGCGGCCCCGGTGGTCTCGCCTGGTGTTCCCAAAAGACGCAGTAAATGGAGGGGAAGAAGATAGTGGCAAAGAAGAACATGAAACTGGTCGAGATGGGCCGGACGGGCCTTACTCGCTTTGGCGGCTACATCTCTGAGGAATGGCTTCCTGAACTACAGGGCAGAAAGGGCGCCGGAATCTATCGAAAGATGGCCGATGGAGATGCCATCGTGGGAGGCTATCTGTTTGCCATCCAGCAGCTTGCAAAGTCGGTTCCCTGGTTTGCCGTTCCCGGCGATAGCAGTGAGATGGGCCAGAAGGACGCTAAGTTCCTGGAGAGCTGCATCTACGACATGTCCTCTCCCTGGCCTTCCACCCTGGACGAGATCCTGAGCATGCTGCCTCCTGGCTGGTCTTACATGGAGAAGGTATTCAAGATCCGGCGGGGTCCGAGGCAGAAAGATTCCAGATTCCAAAGCCAGTATAAAGATGGACACATCGGCTGGGCCAAATGGGCTCCCAGAGCCCAGGAGAGCCTGAATGAGTGGATCTATGACGAGGACACAGATACGCTAATTGGCATGAGCCAGATTCCGGCGCCGGATTACCAGGAGCGCAGGATTCCTCTCGACAAAGCCCTTCATTTTGTAACCACCTCTTCCAAGGGCAACCCTGAGGGCCGGTCCATTCTCAGAAACGCCTATCGAAGCTGGTATATGAAGACCAATATCGAGGACCTGGAAGGAATCGGAATCGAGCGTGACCTTGCCGGTTATCCGACTCTCTATATTCCCTTGGAGGTCTTCAAAAGAGAGACCGACAAGGCAAATGAAGCTTACAATGACTTCATGGATGTGATCTCCAACATTCGCAGGGACGAGGCGGAAGGCATCCTCCTGCCAGCGGTCTTTGATGCCAACGGCAACCGGCTCTACGAGTTCAAGCTTCTTTCCAGCAGCGGAACGCGCCAGTTCGATACCAGCCGCGTTATCAACAGGTACGATACCCGCGTCGCCCTGACTGTTATGGCCGATTTCTTGCTTTTAGGCCAGCAGAAGCAGGGCAGCTATGCACTATCTGATACCAAGTCCAAGATGTTCTATCAGTCGCTTATGTCTCTCCTGGACAACATCGCCGAGACGATAAACACCCAGGCGGTCCCTGAGCTCTTCGAGCTGAATGGCTGGGAGAGGGATGAGCTTCCCTATCTCGCCCACGGAAAGGCCGAGCCTGTCAACCTTGAGGCGCTGGGCAACTTCCTGGAAAGGCTCACCAACATGGGCATGGTGCTGGACGACCGGCTGGAGAATCACCTGCGAGGCATCGCCGATCTGCCCTTGAGAGACAAGCAGCAGCCTTCCCGGAGCAAATCACGTCCTGCTTCAGATACGCAAAACCCAAGGCAGCAAAAGAGGCCGGATCTGGAGGATGAAGGCGAGGGAGCGGGCGAGGAGGTGACCTCCTGATGGTAAACGGCTGGTATTGGAGGTGCGGAAATAGCACTCCCTGCAAAGCTTGCCAGGAGCGGGAAGGCCAGTTCTTTCCACTTTCTACGCCATTTCAACAGATCCATGATAATTGCGTCTGCTATCCAGAGCTGTCTGAGGTAGAGGACCCTGAATATTCTGATATGGAGCCGGAAGATGAAATCCCCGGCCTGCAGAGGATCAGCTTTGAAACGAACAGGCCCGAACCAGAAGACCCTCAAATTGGTGATGAGGATCTGCAGTTCATCATGCCTCTATCTCCTGGTGCTGGCCTGGGCGAAATGCGTCAGATTCCGATTTTACAAAAGGGTGAGAAGTCGATGAAGTATTTTTCCAGCTTTGATGAACTCTGGTCTCATTGCCAGTCGTCCCTGGGCAATGGTGCGAGGCTCTACGTTGAGAAGGCGGGAGAGAGGCGGGAGTTTGCCACCCTCCGAGAGCTGTCCATCCTTGACCGTTGGGCTGGGGGAGCGACGATAGTCACCAGCGGGGTTGAGAAATCTGTGCTCCTCAAGGCGGAGATGCAGCCGCTGCGCGTTACGAACGCAAAGGCGGTCTTCCTCGCCGCATCCCCCAACAGGATCGAAGTAGCCAGAGGCGTGCCCCTGGCCGGTGAAGGCAGAAGGCTCTTTCGAAAGTCCATCCTGGAGCCTGCCGGCCTGCAGGAAGAGGAGACCGGCTTTCTCTATCTCGTGCCTCGATTCCTCAATCGTGAGCCGCAGGCCGAAGAGATAGAAGCCTGGCGCCCCTGGCTTTTGCAGCAGCTTCAGGACATGAATCCCCAGGTGGTAGTATCTCTGGGAAAGGCTGCCGCCAACGAGGGCCTTGCCAGCATTACGATGCCTCATCCTCATGCCGTCCTTCGCCATGGAGACTCCGGGGAGCTGGTCCGGAAGGTCAAGCGCCTCAAGGAGTCTCTGGCCGAAGCCCAGAACATCGATCATGCTTTAAATAGTTGGAATCTTAAGAAAGTTCCTGTCGAAGAGATTTACGCTCCGATTTTCAAACGCGATGCGGAAAGGCGTTTGGTGTACAGCGTAATCGCCGAGTCCGGGATGGTGGATGCCCAGGGCGATGTGATGGATGCCCAAACCATCGAGGACATGGCTCATAACTTCATGATGAGGTTCCGAAGGTTCGACGAGCGGCACAACTGGAAGCAGGTTGAGGCTTTGCCCGTGGAATCCTGGGTCTTCAGAGAGGATGTAACCCTATTCGGACAGCTCGTCAAGGCTGTTTCGTGGGTTATTGGTGCCAAGGTCTTCGACTCAGGGATCTGGCAAAAAGTCGAGTCAGGTCTCTACAAAGGTTTCTCAATAGGAGGAAAAGGTGTCCGAACCCCGAGAGTACGATTTACGTGATGTAGAGGTGCAATTCATAAGTTTCGTTCCTCGTGGAGCTAACAAAAAGGAGTACTTAGCAGTGGTGAAGGAAATGAAAGAAGACATTGTAAAGACCATCCTGGAGACGCCGGACGGGGATCTGGCAAAAGCTCTCCAGGAGGCGGGCCTGGAGGGCGAGGGGGCCGAGGCGCTTGTGGGAGCGGCCAAGGTCCTCAAGGCTTACAAAGACGCCCTTCCCGAGAACGCAATTGCGGTCTTGGCAAAATGCACAGGTCTTGCCATGCCGGAGTCTTTGAAGAAAGATGTGCCAAGCAAAGCCGGAACAGAGGCGAATAAGCAAGCTGCGAGCGATCTGTCCAAAGAGGCCATCGCCAAGATGGACCCGGAGACTCAGTCCATTGTCAAGCAGCTTCTTGATGAGAACAATGCCACAAGAGCTGAGGCCAAAGAGGCCAGGCAGATAGCCAAGGAGCTGAAGGAAGAGAAGATCCTCAAAGAGTACGTTGAGAAGGCCGAGGAGCTGCCCCATCTGGCCATTGAGCCTCTCAAGTTCGGTCCTGTGCTGAAGGCATTGGGCGAGAGCCATCCTGGAGAATTCGAAGAGATCTTTCGGGTCCTCAAGGCGGCAGATGCGGCTATCAAGAAGTCCGAGCTTTTCAAAGAGATTGGTAAGTCCGGATCCGGAGAGTCAAGTGCAGAGGCGGCCGTCTATGCAAAGGCAAGGGGTTTGGTGGCCAAGGATGCCGATCTGACCTTCGATGAAGCCGTTGCCAAGGTCTTGGACATGGAACCTGATCTGTACGAGAGGTACGAAAACGAGCGCCATAAAGCTGCAAAGAGAGGTGGCAAGTGATGCCTGGCGAGGAGATCGTCTATTCCACCAGCATCATGGCAGGCGCTGACCTCTCAGACAAGCAGTATCACTGTATCAAGCTCAATGCTTCCGGCCAGATGATCCTCTCAGGTGCCGGGGAGAACTCGCTTGGCATTTTGCAGGACAATCCTGCCTCTGGCCAGGTGGGAGCGGTCTGCTGCCTGGGAAAGAGCCTGGCAGTTTATGGTGCTTCTGTGACTGGCAACCAGAATCTTACGCCCGACGCATCGGGCCGTATGGTCCCGGCTACGGGCAGTGATGCCGTGGTGGCCGTGGCGGCAGAGTCCGGTTCGATTGACGAGATTCACAGCGTCTATTTGGTCTCTCGGGCCAGTGCTGGAGCCATCCAGAAGAGCATCCTATCCATTCCCTACAAGCTGTCCAAGATAGCCAATGGGGATCTGATTACGGAGATCGTTCCAGGATTTCCTGGCAGGATCATCAAATGGTGGTTTTCCGTTACCGATCCGGCCACAACCGCAGGAAAGACTGCTGATCTTAATTTTGAGATCAATGCCGTCAATGTAACCGGAGGCCTGCTGCAGCTCACTTCGGCCAACTGCACTCCTAAAGGCGGCAAGGTAGAGGCCGCCGCAATTACTGCAAACAATGTCTTCGGCGCCGAAGACTCAATCAGCATAGACGCCTCGAACGTCACCGCCTTTGCAGAGGGTGAAGGCGTGCTCATGATAGCAATCGAATAATGGAGGTGAAAGGACAATGCCTCAACCTACTGCAGGTGACGTTCACGTCAGCCGCCTGCTCGGAAATGTTTCAAATGCTTATATTCAGAAACAGAGCTCCTTTGTGGCCGCTCAGGCATTTCCGGTCGTGCCTGTGGATAACAAGAGCGATCGCTACATAACTTACAGCAAAGAAGACTGGCTTAGAGATGAGGCTCAGGAAAGGGCTCCGGGAACAGAGTCCGCGGGCGGAAACTATGAGGTGGATACTGAACCCAACTTCTTCTGCCGTAAATATGCCTTCCATAAGGACATAGACGATGATACACGGGCCAATCAGGACAAGCCCTTGGATGCCGACAGAGATGCAACCCTCTTCGTCTCGCAGAAGATGCTCCTCAAGAGGGAACGGGTCTGGGCCAGCAACTACGTGACCAACGTCTGGGGAACGAATCTGACAGGCGTTTCTGGAACGCCCGGTGCCGGAGAATTCAAGCAGTGGGATCAATCAGGAGCTACCATCCTCAAGAACGTCGAGGACTGGAAGGAATCTATCGCCTCGACCACAGGCTATGAACCCAATATACTCATCTGTGCTCCAGATGTTCTGGCTACTCTCAAGGTAAGCTCTGAGGTCAAGGACACCATCAAGTACACTCAGAAGGGCGTGGTGACGGAAAACCTCCTGGCTGAGCTCTTCGGAGTGGAGAAGTTCCTGGTGCCAAGGGGCGTGGTGAATACGGCGGCCAAGGGCAAAGCGGGAGTCTTCCAGCGTATCGTGAGCAAGAAGATTCTGCTCTGTTATGCTCCGGACAAGCCTTCTTTGCTCACACCTTCTGCTGGCTATATATTCTCCTGGAAGGGCTACTTCGGAGCCGACAAGTTCGGCTCTCGTATCAAGAAGTTTCGCATGGAGAATGTGGAGTCTGACAGGGTTGAAGGAGAGATAGCCTTTGACTGCAAGCAGGTGGCTGCAGATTTAGGCGTCTATGGGGCCTCGGTGATCGCCTGAATTATCCCTTTTTTGGAGGGCCGATCAGATGAGCTGGACTTATACTAACAATCCTTCAGTGAGCCGCAGAGACGCTTTGCGGCTGGCAGTGGGCGATACCATAGAGGACGATCCGCGTCTCTCTGATGAGGAGGTCGAGCACTATTTGGGCCTCTATCCGGACAGCCTGAATCTGGCGGCAGCCGATGCGGCAGAGGCTATAGCTGCCCGGTACTCCAGC